CATTAAGAAGAAATAAAAAATGGTGTATGACTAGATACTCTATTAATAAGAATGACCACCACTACGGAGGTTTTAACAAGACTCAAAGAGATAATTGCTATACTGCTAGTTTTATATACAAGAAAGAGTAGTTTAACTCTTTTTATTTTGCTTAATTTTTCATTTATCTAAAATTATGCTATTATCTTATTATGGAGGAATGATATTATGTATCAATGTTTTCATTGTTTGTCAAATAGTGTAGTTTGGCAAAGTGATTTTAGTTTTGAAGATTTTGGTTATGAAGGAGAAGGTATTGTTCATATATTAGTTTGTAGTAATTGTGGTTCTGAAATAGAAATAAGAGTTCCATTAAATAAAGAGGAGAATGAATAATGGCTAACGAGCAAAATTTAAGACCTGGAGAGCATAAACTAACACTAGAGGAACAAAAGAGTGGTGGTATTGCAAGTGGAGAAGCAAGAAGAAGAAAAAGGAATATGTTAAATGATTTAGAGAGATTACTTGCAGAAGAAAATCCAAAGGCAGGGAAAACATATCAAGAATTAGCAACACTTGGATTAATAAAAGGTGCTGTTAATGGTAGTAGTAAGAACTATGAATTAATATATAATTTGATACAAGACAAAGAGAGAAAAGACAGAAGTGAAGAAATAAATGTGACAATACCAGCAAAAGATATAGCAAAGTCTTTTGTAGACATTAATAGAAGTATAGATAATAGAGAATATAGAGAGTTTATGTTTGAGGGTGGTCGTGGTAGTACAAAGTCATCATTTATAGGAGAAAAAATACCAGAGATATTAAAAAACAATCCTAATATGTGTGCAGTAGTATTAAGAAAAGTTAAAGATACTTTAAAAGATAGTGTATTTACTCAAATTGAGTGGGGGATAGAAACTTTATCAGAAACATATCCTGGATTTAATGATGAATGGAAGCTTACCAAGAGTCCATTAGAAATAACAAACATAAAGACAGGACAAAAAATATATTTTAGAGGTGCTGATGATTATGGAAAAATCAAATCATTAAAACCACCGAAGGGAATGTATATTGGTGTAGTTTGGTATGAAGAATTTGACCAGTTTGCAGGAATGGAAGAAGTCAGAAAGATTAATCAATCACTTATTCGTGGTGGAGAAGACTTTGTATTATTCTATTCATATAATACACCAGCAAGTACAATGCACTTTGTAAATGTAGAAAAGATAATACCTAAAGATAGTAGAATAGTTCATTTATCAGATTATCGAAGTGTACCAAAGAATTGGTTAGGACAAGCATTTATAGATGAAGCAGATTATCTTAAATCAGTAAATGAAAAGTTATGGGAAAATGAATATCTTGGATTAATGACCGGATCCGGAGGTAACGTATTTGAAAATGTAGAATTAAGAGAAATAACAGATGAAGAGATAAGCAATTTTGATTATATTTATCAAGGTGTAGACTTTGGTTGGTTTCCAGACCCGTTAGCTTGGACAAAAATGTGTTATAATCCTAGTAGTAGAGAATTATACATATTTGATGAGTTCGTAGTAAATAAGATGAGCAATCAAGATGTATGGTTACATTTACAATCAGAAAAGGGAGTGACGGGAGATGATTTGATAACAGGAGATAGTGCAGAACCAAAAAGTGTTGCAGACTTTAGAGGTTATGGATGTATGATGAGAGGTGCAGAAAAAGGTCCAGAAAGTGTTAAGTATTCTATGAAATGGTTAAGTGCTTTAACAAAGATAGTAATTGACCCAAAAAGATGTCCAGTATCAGCACAAGAATTTAGCACTTATGAATATGAAAAAGATAAAGATGATAATTATATAAGTGCTTATGTTGATAAAGACAATCACTGCATAGATAGTGTAAGATATGCACTTAATCAAATATGGAAGAGAAGAGGACAATAGGAGGTAGTTAAATGTTAAGAAATATATGGGTATGGATTTTACAAAACGTGTTTCATATTCAAACAGAAACAAAACCAAGAGAGGTAGAAGATAACGAAAAGTATGCAGTAGAGTATGAGAGAATAGATGAGATTAATTTCAATTCTATATTCAGCAATAAACTAGCAAATTATGTTATCAATGATAGTAATCTAAATATTTTAGGAGAAAATGATAGAACAGAATTATTAAGTAAAACAAGTAATTCAATGTGGAAGAAAGCAAAAAAATTAACATCAATGAGTTTTGGATATGGTGGTATATTTTTAGTACCTTATGTAAGAAAGGCAAAATTATATTATAGTGTAGTTCCTCAATCAAGAGTGACAATAGATAAAACAGAAGGAGATTTGATTACTGGTGCTACAATATTAGCAGAAAAGAAAGAAATAACAGGAGCATTAGGACAAACAAAGATATATATAAGATGGACTAATTATAGATTAGATGAAAACAATAATTGTATTATTGAACAAAAATTTACAGATGAAACAGGGAGACCAATACCAACACCAGATTTTTGGAGAAATATAATGTTAAAACAAACAATAACAAACGTAGACAGGGTATTATTAGGATATATTAAGTCTCCAATTAATAATAGAAAGATAAATGATAAGTATGGAGTTCCAATTACTTATGGCTGTGAGAGTACAATATTAGAAATAAAAGAAACAATGAAACAAATCTATAGAGAATATAAATTAAAGGAAGCATTTGTAGGTGCAGATGTAACAATGTTTAATGGGCAAAATGCTTTACCAACTAATGGATTATTTAAAAAGATAGATAGTGGTACAGATGATTTTTTTGAAGTGTTTGACCCAGCATTTAGACCTTTTGATGATAGATTACAAGAATTATATAAAAGGTTAGAACACGAAATAGGAACAAGTGCAGGTATATTAAGTGATGTAGAAACAAGTAATGCAACAGCAACAGAAATAAAACGTAGTATGTATGATACATTTACAATAGTTGATGATATGAGAACTAATATTGAAAAAGCAATGGATGATTTCTTTTATGCTTGTAATGTGTTAGCTAATGCTTATAATTTATCAAGCCAAGGAGATTATGAATTAGATTTTAACTGGAGTTATTCATTATTAGAGGACCCACAACAAGAGTTTAGTCAATTAATGAGTGGAATTAATCAAGGTGTAGTTAAAAAGGTAGAGGTAAGACAATGGTTGTTCCCAGATGAAGAATTAGAAGATAGCCAAAAAGCAGTTGATGAAATTAAGAAAGAAGAACCTGATATACAAGACTTATTAGGTACTAAAAATAGAAATAATGATTAGGAGGTGTTAGTGTGAAAGTAATAGTAAATAAACATAATATATTATTAGAAAAAGAACCAATTAATGAAAAAGAAATTAATGTAAGTTATTGTGAGTTTGAGTTTGATGAAGATATAACAAATGACTTTGTAAAAGAAGCATATTTTACTTTAGAAGATAAAACTTATAAACAAATAATAAATAATAATAAATGTGAGTATCCAAGTGAGATATTAGATAAAAGTGGAGTAGTAATGATTGGAGTAGTAGCTTATAAAGTTGTAGATGAAAACACAGAGATAAGATATAATCCGAGTCCAGCATATTTTTATACATTAATAGGTTCATTAAAAGAAGCAGATAATACACAACCAATAACACCAAGTGAAATGGAACAATATATGCAACTATTAGAAAGTGGTTTAGAAGAGGTCGCAAATGTTGATATAGATATAGAAACAACTCAAGCAGGTGCAGATGTAAGTATAACTAATAGAAATGGAACAACAAAAGTAGCACATATAGTAAATGGGCAAAATGGTGTTGATGGACAAGATGGTTCTAATGGAGTTGGATTGAATTATAATTGGAATGGAACATCTTTAGGAGTAAAAAGAGAAGATGAACAAAACTATCAATATACAAATTTAAAAGGCGATACTGGAAATCCAGGACAAGATGGTAAAGATGGTGTTGATGGTGTTAGCCCAACAATAACAAGTTCAAAGTCAGGTAGCACAACAACGATTACAATTACAGATAAAACAGGAAAGACAACTGCAACAATTAATGATGGAATTAATGGTACTAATGGAACAAATGGGCAAGATGGTTATACACCACAAAGAGGTGTTGATTATTGGACTACAAGTGATATTCAAGCTATTCAAAGTTATTGTGATAGTTTAGTATTAGGTGCGTTAGGAGGTAGTTATTAATGGCAAGAACAAATAATTTAACTAACTTTTTAACAGATGTAGCAACTGCAATTAAAACAAAAAAAGGAGATAGTACACCTATTCCTGCAAGTAATTTCGATACTGAAATAACAAATCTGCCAAGTGGTGGTGGAGATGAAAATGCAATAGTAGATTATAGCAAAATAAATAATGGAAAAAGATTAACTGACACAATAACAAAAATACCTTCAATTACTTTTTCTACAAGTAATAGTTTAACTAATATAAGTAGTTTTTTTTCAGGGTGTTCCAATTTAACAAGTATTAATGTGACTTTTGGAAATAACATACAACAAGTAAGTAGTTTTTTTAATAGTTGCACTAATTTAACTACAATTATAGGAGCATTAAATACAAGTAATGTAGAAAATTTTAATAATATGTTTGCTAATTGTACAAGTTTAACAACAATACCAAATTTAGACACGAGTAAAGGAACAACTTTTAATAATATGTTTCAGAGTTGTTCAAGTTTAACAACAATACCAAATTCAATAGATACGAGCAAAGGTACTAATTTATCGGGTATGTTTTATTATTGTACAAATTTAACGAGCATACCAAATTTAAACACTAGTTTAGCAACAAACATTACTGGTATGTTTCAAAATTGTTCAAGTTTAACAACGATACCAAATTTAGACACAAGTTCGGCAACTAATATGAGTAATATGTTTAATGGTTGTACAAGCCTGACAACAATACCAAGTTCAATAGATACAAGTTCGGCAACAAATGTGAGTAGTATGCTTTATAGATGTGAGAATTTAACAACAATACCTGTGTTTGATTTAGGAAAAGTTGTCACAGGTACAAATATGAGAAATCTGGTTGCTAGTTGTTATAATTTAACGGATACAAGTTTAGACAATATATTACAAAGTTGTGTAAGTGCAACAAGTTATACAGGGACAAAGACATTAGCATATATTGGAATATCAAATAAAAATTATTACCCTGTTTCAAGAATACAAGCACTACCACACTACCAAGATTTTATTAATGCAGGTTGGACATTAGGATATAATTAGGAAATGAGTTGATTAAATGTTATCAGATGAAGTTATAGATAAAGTAATAGAAAGATTGGTTAATAGGATTGAGAATGTTAATCTTTACACATTAAAACAAATAGCTAAAACCATAAAAAAAATGAGAACATTAAATCCAAGCGACACAAAAAAAATAATTGAAATATTAAATTATGGTGGAGATTACAAAAAAATAATCAGAGAGTTAGCAAAAGTTACAAGCATAAATGAAAAAGAAATATACGAAATATTTGATGAAGTAGCAAAAACAGATTATCAATTTGCAAAGGAATTTTATAAATACAGAAATAAGGAATATATACCATATAAGTTAAATAAAACATTACAAGACCAAGTTGACGCAATAGCAAAAGTAACAGCAGATACGTATAAGAATATAAGTAAGACATTAGCTTTTTCAAGAAATGTAAAAGGTAAGCAAGTTTATAGTAGTATAGGAGAAACATATCAAGACATCATAGATGAAGGAATAATAGCAATAAGCCAAGGTAAAGATACACTTAATCAACAAATGAATAAAATAATAAAAGAGTTATCTAAAAGTGGAATAAAGTCAGTAGACTGGGAAAGTGGTACATCACGTAGTTTAGAATACGCAGTAAGAATGAACATACAAGATGGATTAAGAGAATTACATAATGAATTACAAAAGACTATTGGTGAAGAGATTGGAGCAGATGGAATAGAAATATCAGTACATAGTAATCCAGCACCAGACCACCAATACGCACAAGGTAGACAATTTTCTAAAGAAGAGTATGAAAAACTACAAAGTTCAGGATCCGGAGTTGATAATACAGGAAGAACGATAAATCTACATAGACATTTAAAAAGAAGAGATGAAGACTCTGAAAGTTTTAGACCTATAAGTAAGATGAATTGTTATCATTATGAATTTAGTATTATATTAGGTGTTAATAGACCACAATATACAGATGAACAATTACAAGAAATTATAGATAAAAATGATAAAGGATTTGAGTATCAAGGTAAGCATTATTCAATGTATGAGGGAACACAATTACAAAGAAAGATTGAAAATGCTATTAGAAAAGAAAAAAACACACAAATAATGGCAAGAGAGAGTGGAGAAGAGGGAGAAGAATTAGCACAAGAGAGTCAAAAGAAGATAAATCAATTAGTAAATGAATACTACAAAGTATCTCAAACAAGTGGATTATCAACAAAATTAGAAAGAATACAAGTAAATGGATATAAGGAAATAAAAATAACTGACAATCCTACTACTGAACCAAAAGTAAAATCATCACAATTAACCCTAGCAACACTAAAACAAGAAGAAAACAAACTAAATCCAATATTAGACAATAAATTCTATAATTCAAGTAAAATATTTAATTATAGTAAACAATATTTAGATTTAACAAATAATGAAAATATTAATATATATAATGCAACAAATCAATTAAAGATAGATATATATGAAAGAAAAAATTTAAAGAAAGCTAATTATAATAGAGTAGAAAAGAAAATATCTGCTACTGGAGTCCAAGAAAATTCAATAATACCAACTGCTGACTTATGGCACGAACTAGGACACGCATTAGATAATAATGATTTTAAAAGTTATTTAAGTAATAGTGATGAAATAAATAATGCTATGAGCGAATATAGAAAGAAAAATCCAAAAGCACCAGATACATTAAAAGAACACCTAAATAGTTTTAAAAATAAAGCTAATGAAGAATTTGAAAAGAATAATAACTATGATGATTTTTATAATAATTATATTGAGATAAAAAGAAGTGAAGGTGCAAAACAATATAGTTTAGATGTATATAAAGATAGATGGGACAACGATAGAGAAGATTATAAATTGTTTGTTGATAATGATTGGAGATATAGAAAAGAACTATATTATTATAATAAAAAACGAACAGATATTGATTATGCTCAAATAGGTAATTTAAGTGATATATTTAGTGCAATATCAAGAGGTTCATATAATAATGATGTCTGTGGTAAATATGGTTATCATACAAGAAAGTATTATACGGCGTGGGGACCAGCTAAAGCTACTACAGAGATGTTTGCTAACTTTGTATCATTAAAAATGACTGGTTCTAAAATACACTTGGAATTTCTTAAAAAAGAAGCACCAGATATATATAATGAGTTAGAGAAATTATATAAACAAATAGGAGATGATTTAAGTGTTAAATAAATTAATAAGAGAATACCAAGATTTATTTAATGAAGAGATAGAACTACTAACATTTTTAGATTTAGATGAAGAAGAACAGATAAAGATATTAGAAGAATGTATAACAAAAAAACAGAAATTATATGAAAACGATTATTTTAATGACAATTATATGGAAATAGTTGAATAATAAGTTGATTTTGGCAAAATTAGGTTGATAATAGTCTTACTAATCAATAGTAAAATTGCTAGAATTAATCCTAGTGAAATAAAAATTATAAAAAATAGTCAATTTGTAAAGAATTAAAAAAAATAGTATAATGATGTAAGAAAAATACTAGGAGGAAGATTATATGCAAAATGAAAAAGGATTTGAGATAGAAGTATTGCAAAGATTAACAAAGATAGAGACAATGTTAGAAGATTTTAAAGGTGTTGAAAGTAAATCTACCGAAGCATATAATCTATCAATGAGTAATAAACAAAGACTAGATAAAATAGAAGATAACAATAAATGGTTATTTAGAACAACTATAGGAGCCGTTATAACTGGATTAATAGGAATAATATTAAACTTTATTAAATAAGTTGTATGAGTCTCTAACTATTGAATAAAGAGATGTTATATGTTATAATATGTCACAAAAAAGTTGGGATGGAGTGAAATGTGAAAAAGTTTAATTATTATTATGACTTTTCTCCTGAAACATATAATTATATAATGTCTAGTAAGATATTAAGACAATCTGAAAAGAATTTATTGAAATCAATAGTAGATGATAAAAAGAGTGTAAAAGAACTAGCGATAGATAATAAATGTAGTGAGATGACTATATGTAGAAGAAGAAAAAAGATATTTTATTTAACAAAAGACTTTATGTAAGTCTTTTTTATTTACAATAGAAATGTTATGTAGTGTTATGTAATGTTATGAAAAGTTATAAAGTGTTATATGTGATAAAAAAATGATATTTTAAAAAGAATAAAATTGCATAAAATAAAACACATAAGGGAGTAATTGTGAATGAAAAAAGAATTATGTATAAAACAAATATATGATGACTTTTTAAATAAAGTATCTTTAAGTGAGATGGAAAAACAAGTTTTAGATTTGTATATATCAAATGTTAGTATAGTAAAAATGGCAGATATAACGAGTCAAGGGACTAGCACTATTTCAAGAATAATAGCAGAGGTAAAGTGTAAATATAATATATATAAAAAATTAGAAATAAGTAGATTAGAAATATTAAAAAATAAATAGTACAAATATGATAATTTGTATTTTTTTATTGTAATAAGATTTTATTAGAGGAGGCACAAAGGTATTTGTTTAAAACACATTTATCAGTCTTCTCTTTTTTATTTGTTAGGAGGTAAGTATGTATAACAACCCATATTACAATTACAATCCACAAATGACGGCAGATAGAATTGATAGTCAAATAGCAGAACTGCAAAAATTAAAAACACAAATACCACAATTGCAAAACAATCAACCTGCTATTAATCAAACTTTTCAATTAGCACCAAATAGTCAAAGTGGAATAAGATATGTCAATTCATTAGAAGAAATAAATAAAGAAATGATATTTGTAGACACACCATTCTTTAGTAAAGATATGTCAGTTATGTGGTTAAAGAAAACTGATGGTAATGTTAAAAGTTATGAATTGAAAGAAATAGTAAAGAAAGATACTAAAGATATGCAAATAGAATTTTTAATGGCACAAATACAAGAATTGAAGGAGAAAGTAAATGCAAAACCAAATTATACAAATGCTTATGAACCAGTTGAAAGCGAAGAACCCACAAATGTATCAAATGGTAAATCAAGCAAGACAAAATCAAAGCAATCCAATGGAAATGTTTAAACAAATAACAAAAGACTATACACCTGAACAAATGAGTAGTTTTTATAATCAAGCAGAAAAAATGGGAGTACCCTCTGAATTAATTGAACAAGTAAAAAGTGAGAGTCAGGTATCAACGCAGTAATGTGTTTGATATAGAAAAAATTAAGAAAGGAGGAAAATATTAATGAATGGAAATAGTGGAATAGTACCAACTATTGATTTAGCTACAAATAACAATAATGGTTATGCTTATCCAATTATGCCTATGATGAGTAGATCCGGTGGTGGTTATGGTAATAGTGGCTTTTTAGGTGGAGATGGTATTTGGATTATTATTCTTTTATTACTAGTTTTTGGTGGTGGAAACTGGGGAGGAAACGGAAATGGTGGCTTCTTCGGAAATGGTTTCAACAATGAATATGCGTGGTTATCAAATGGACAAAAAGAAATAATGGCAAATACTAACAATGGATTTGATACATTGCATTTAAGCAATCAAATCGAAGGAACTAGGGACGCAGTACATAACATATCAACACAACTTTGTGATGGATTTCACGGAATATCTAACCAAATTTGTTCATCAACTGCCGATATTACAAGTGCAATAAATGGTGGATTTGCAAATGCAGAAATATCAAATAATGCAAGACAAATAGCTAATATGCAACAAACATTTAACTCACAAATTTCTACATTACAAGGTTTCAATAATTTAGGAACTAGACTTGATGATTGTTGCTGTGAAAATAGACTTGCAACTTGCCAAACTCAAAACATTATTCAAAATGAAGCTAACTCAACAAGATTTGCAGATGCAAACAATACAAGAGATATTATCACAAATGCTACATCTAATACACAAGCTATCCTTGATAAGTTATGTCAATTAGAGCTAGATAGTAAGCAAGATAGAATTAATGAACTTGAAAGACAAGTATTGATGAAAGATTTACAAGCAAGTCAAGTTAGTCAAACTGCACAATTAAGATTATCAGAAGAACAACAATTTGATAGCTTCTATAATCGTTTAAAAAATTGCCCCGTAAATGCAGTAGCCGTATATGGAAACACGCCTGTTTTCAGTTGTCCAGGTAATAGTGGTTGTGGTTGTGGCAATAGTTATTATGGAGCAAATATTATGTAAGGGTAGATTACTACTAACTCGAATACGAGAACTTGCAATTTATGAGAATAGGCATAGTTCTATTCTCTTTTATTTTAAGAAAGGAGAGATTATATGATACAAGCATTAGAAATATTACCACAAGTATTAACAAGTAATACTGATAACTTAAACTTTTCTACTATTGATGTAAGAACAAGAAGTGCTAATTGTTGTGGTTTCCTTCAATATATGAATGGAGGTAGTGATTTCACTATTATTGGTGGTGGAAGATTTAGGATTTCATTTAATGCAAATGTGACAAGTGAAACAGCAGGAGCTTTGGCACTTGCTTTAAAATCAGCAACAGGTTCAGATGTTGAAGGAACTGAAATGGATACTACTATTGCAACAGCAGGAGATTATCAAAATATATCATTTACAAAAATATTAGAAGTTTGTCCACGCACTAACATTACTTTTGCAATAGGAAGTATTCCTGCTATTGGTGGTGTGACACCTATTGTAGAAACAGAAATACCAACAATTAAAGATGGACAAATTATTATTGAGAAATTACCTTAATATGAATAATCAAGTAAATAATGTATCACTATTACTGCAAATATTAAGTTTAGAAATATTATTTAAAGACTATAATAACTGCGATTTAATGAATGAATTAAGACAACAAGATGAAATATATTTAAAGAAGATAATTGCCCAAAATGAAGAGATTATAACACTTTTAAAAGAAAGGAAGTGATTGAATGGAAGAACAAGTGATAAATAAGGTTGAAGAAAAAATACAGCATATATTAGATGAAGATATAAATACAAATAATTTAGACCACTTATATAAATTAAGCAAAATAAAACATTTAGCAAAGGAGGATAAGGAAATGTACGGAAATTATGGAAGAAGACCAGGGTATGATAGTTATGGTAATTATGGAGAATATGGAAATTATGGGCGAGATAATTATGGGCGTAGAGGTTATGATATGAAATATCGTGGAGAAGATGAACTTGATAGAATGGCAGGAGAATATGGAAGATACCAGGAGTCACGTTCAAGATATGGTGCAAACGAAGAAACAGATAAAAGTTTCCATTATATGGTAAAAGCACTAGAAGATTTTATAAGAGTATTACACGAAGAAGCAAATACACCTCAACAAAAACAAATGTTAAATGAAACATTACAAAGAAGTATGAGATAAATGTATCGCTATTATAATAATAACCCATATAATAGATATATTGATGATTGCAGTATTCGAGCAATAAGCTTATTAACTAATAGGGATTGGCATAGTGTATATGATGAATTGAGTGACTATGCAAATAAAAGGGGTTTAATGATGGATAGTGTGGAGTCAATAGAGGAATATTTAGATGAAAGGTATCCTAGAGAATGCCATTATTCAAAAACTATTGGAGAATTTGCAGAAGAATACCCTTATGGGAAATATGCAATAAGTACAAATGGACATTTATCGGCTATTTTAGATGGTTATGTTATAGACACGTTTGACCCTAGAAATAGAGTTATGAGGTGTGCTTGGAGGATTAGATAGTGCGTTTTGCTATCAATCCTTTTTTTATGTTATAATCAAAATGGTGGTTATATGATATATGTTATTATGTGTGCAGGACAAGGGAAGAGATGGAATAATTATAAAGGTGTTCCAAAACATTTAATAGAAATCAACGGAGAAACTTTATTAGGAAGAACAACAAGAATGTTAAAAGAAAAGGGAATAAATGATTATTACATAACAGGTAATGACATTAGATATAGTCAGTATGGAAGGTTAATTGAGCAAACAAAGAATGATTGTGAGATTGACAGATATGAAGAAAGTGTAATCAAAGGAGAAATCTGTTATTTGTATGGAGATGTGTATTATACAGAAGAGGCATTAGATACAATTATAAAAACACCAGTTGATGATGTAATGTTTTTTGGTAGTGAAGATGAAATCTTTGGAGTAAAAGTGAGAGATACTAACTTATTTTTAAGACATAAACAACGAGTAAAGAATTTATATTTGAGTAAAAAAATAGATAGAAGTATTGGATGGGAAATTTATAGAAGTATAAACAATATAGATTTTAAAAAACACATAATTACAAATAGATATATAAAGATATTAGATGAAACAGATGATATTGATTATCCAGAAGATTATGAAATGTTTATAGCAAGGAGAAATAAGTAATGAAAATAGCAATGTATTATACAAGACCATTTGAGACTGGTGGAGTAGAAAAGACAATGTATTCAAGAGGAAAATATTTAAAGAGTCAGGGACACGAAATAACATATATATATGCAAGTAATGATAGTCCTTTAGATATGTTAGAGAAATGGTCGACAATAGGTAATGTAAGACATATAGATACTTGTAAAGAAGAAATATTTGACTGGGTTATATATGACGCAGTTTATAATTTAAAAAAAGTTAAAGCAAGGAACAATAATTATATACAAGTAATAAATGGATGTTTGATAGATAGTTGTGAAAACTATGAAGAAGTAATACCATTCAAAAAATATGTTGCAGTAAGTGAAGAAGCTAAAAAACAATTTAAAGAACGAAAAGGAAAAGATTGTGTTGTAATTCCTAATATGATTAATAGTGATGAAATAAGAAGATTATCAGAAGAGAAAGTTGATATTTCAAAAAAGAAACATAATTTTTTAATAGTAAGTAGAATAGACCCACAAAAAGGATTTCCAAGATTAAGACCAATATTAGATAAATGTAAAGAAAAATACGGAGATGACTATCAGTTTGTTGTTGTAGGTAGTTGTTATTTATATCCACAATATAGTGAAAAATTAAAAAAAGAGTTACAAGATTATAATGTTATATGGTTAGGCAAACAAGATAATCCATATAAATATATGAAATGGGCAGATAGTTTGTGGCAATTATCAGATTATGAGAGTCAATGTATGGTAATGTATGAGAGTTTAATAATTGGGACTCCTTGTGTATGTACCGACTTTCCTAACGCAGTAAAAGAGTTAGTAGATGATAAAGGATTTGTATTAAAGAAAGACTTGTCTAATTTAGATTTAGAAAAAATAGAAAAATTAAAAAAAGGATTTGAGTATGAGTATTCTGATTATGGCAAAGAGTGGTTAGAGATATTAGAACCACCCATTAAACACGATTATAAGTTTAGTATAATAATTCCTAACTATAACAATGCAAAGTGGCTAGAAAAGTGTTTAAATAGTGTTTTAAGTCAAACTTATACTAATTATGAAATTATATTTATAGATGATATGAGTGAAGATAACTCATTAGAAATAGCAAATAGAATGTTAAAACTACCTCATAAAGTGTTAAAAGTTCCTTACAAAAAATATAATGGAGGAACAAGAAACATTGGAATTATGGAAGCAACTGGAGATTATATAGTATGTATAGATAGTGATGATTGGTTAAAGAATGAGAATGTATTAAAAGATATTAATGATAATTTGAATGATGAAGATGTTATGTTTTTAGGTTTTGAGTTGGGAAAAGATGGAAAAGAAGATTTATTTCCGTTTAGACCATTTTATGAAAATATGTATCAAGCATTTACAAATGATGTATGTGCAGTATGGACAAAAGTTATTAAAACAGATTTATTAAAAGATACTTTATTTCCAGAAAGTACGTTAGCAGAAGATAGAGTCCACCATTATAGAATATGTGACAAAGCTCAATCATTTACTTGTTTAAATCAATCAACTCACGTATGGAATAGAAGTAATGCAACAAGTGTTACAACTAAACGTGAGGCAATGTGGGAGATGTCAATATATAAACATCTCGGAGAAATGTATTATTTTATAATGACAACAAAGAATGATAAGTATAGAGAATATGTAAAAAATAAATTTAATTTTCAATGGAAAGAATTAGAAGCAAAAAGATTTCAACAAATATAGGAGGTATATATGAAAAATTATTTAGTAAAAGCAACAATTAATTTTAATGATGTAGAAGAAAAGAATGAATATGGGTGTGATACAAAAAGAAAAGCAAATGAAAGCACTTGGTATTGCACTAAAGAAAGATATGAGTTTTTAAAGAGTCATAATGCAGTAGTATTGATGGGAATAGATGAAATAAAAGAAGAAACTATTGAAACATCCGGATCCGGAGATAACGAAAAAGAAACTATTGAACTAGCAAAACCAAAACGTACAAGAAAGAAAAAGATTGTAGATTAGTTAAATTTATGTTATAATATGTTAAATATTAAAACAATATTAGGAGGTTAATATGGTAAAGAAAAAAGAAGAATTAGACGGCGTATGGAGAACTATAGGTGGCAGAAGAGTATTTATAAAAAAAGGTCAAAGTCTATCAGACGCTATGAGAGAAAGTGGAAAGTTTAAAAAAATTGGTAAATTATCAAGGCGTGAATATCAAGTTGTAAATTTAGATAATGAAAATGATAATTTAACTAGAGAATTGCAAGATGAGTTTGAAAAGACAAAGAAAAGAGGCCAAGAAATAACAGATAATAAAAAATTATTAGAATTAAGTAAAAAGATAAGTGACAATCAAGAAAGAAGAGGAGACATTAATACTGGCACTGCAGGTCGTTATTATGATGAAGAAAAAGCAAAAAAACTAGATGGAAAACACATTGAAGGTAAAAAAGAAGAAAGAGAAAGTATATCAGATAGTTATAAAGTATATGAAGAAGAAGATGGATATAGTGGTAAAGGTAGTGAATTACTAAAATTCATCAAAGCAGAAGAAGAAGATAGTGGAGAAAAAGCACCAAAGAAACTAATAGACCAACTAAAAAATAATCCAGATAAAGAATATGTTTTTGATAATAATGATAATTCGTTAAGAGAAATTAATAAATCAAAATATCAACCAAAAGAAATAGAATATACAGGTCAAGATGGGAAAACACATAAAATGAATAGTTATGAATATCCCGAAGAAAGAGAAGAATACCATAAATATTTACAAGATAAATATGGAACTTATAAAGAAGAAGAAATTAAAAACAATAACGGCAGAACAGATTATAAAAAATTAAGAGAAGAATTTTATGAAAATAAAAAAGAAGATGAAGAATACAAGTTGTTTAAAAGAGCAAAAGAAGACCCAGATAGTATAGACCCTATGACAGAAAATAGTACAGATTGGGAAGCATTAGATAAAAAGTATGGAAGTAGATATAAAACAGAAAGAGATAATTATGAAACTAGAGTATATGGTAGTGATGTGACAGAAGCAGACAAACAAATGAAAAAAGTCTTTGGAGAAGATTTTAAATATGCAGAAGAAAAAGAAAAAACAAAACAAGAGAAAATAGATGATTTGTATGATAAGTTACAAAATGAAAGAAACATATTTAAAAAAGGAGAAATTCAAGAAGAAATAAATATGTTAAAAGATGACTTTAAAGGTACAAAAGAACAATACAGAGAACAAGTAGAAAAAGAGCAAGAAAGAAGATTATCAGAATATCAAAAAGAGAAAGAACAAAGACAAGCACAAATCAAACAAGAAAAGATAGATAAAGCAGTAAAATCTGCAAATACTCAAAAGGCATTAAAATCATTAGTTGATGATGGAGTCGTAAAAGATATAACAAGATTATCAGATGAAGAAACAAAAAAATTAAGAAATGAACACGGACATTTAGAAGTTATGAGAGTGACACACGGGACTTATGGTATGAATGGAGCAATCTTACGTAGCTACGTTACTGGAGAGTATTTTGTAATTACATCACGAAATGGAAATCTATTCTATTGGGTATAAAATGAATACAAGAAAAGGACTTTTTGACAAGTCTTTTTTTTTATGGCATAATGTTTGTAGCGTAAGTACCAACGATATAGGTACAAAAAATATTTAATCACACGCAGACTTGACTGCGATAACAAATGTAAGGAGAGAATATATGAGAGAGTTTTTAAAAGGATTAGAATTAGATAATGAGACTATCGACTGCATTATGGCAGAATATGGAAAGTTAGTTACTAAAGATAAAGAAGAACTAACAGACCTAAAAGGGCAAATTCTATATCTCGAAGAAACATCTAAAAATGCGATTGACTTGCAAGATAGATATAACGAGTTAGTTAAGAAAATTGAACAAGATGACGCAAACAAAAAAGCCCAAGCAGAAGAAGATATTTTAACAAAGAATATTAATGAAGCTATAGGTGGTAAAACTTTCGTTAATGATTACACTAAAAATGCAATTATTAATGATGTAAAAAGTGCTTTAAAAGATGAAGCAAATGTTGGTAAATCAGCAAAAGATTTATTCAATGAAATAACAAATGGAAAAACAGGACTTTTTGTAAATGATAATCAATTAATAGATATGCCCGAAGTATCAGAGAATGTAGACAATACTATTTCGAAGGAAGCATTTGATAAGATGGGTTATAAACAAAGATTAGAATTAAAACAAACAAATCCTGCATTATTCCAAAAATATAATGTATAAAGGAGAGAAAAATAATGAAAGATTTAAAATTAAATATTCAAATGTTTGCTTCTGGAACAACTAAACTTGAAAATATGGTAGACCCAGAAGTAATGGCACCAATGATTACTGCAAAGATTAGTGAAAAAATAGTAGCTACTCCATTTGCAAAAATTGATACTACATTAGTTGGACAACCAGGTAGTACAATAACAATTCCAAGATATAAATATATTGGAGAAGCAGAAGATGTTGCAGAAGGTATTGAAGCTGGAACAACTAAACTTGAAACTGATACTGATACATATTCAGTTAAAAAAGCTATGAAGGCTGTTACTTTAACAGATGAAGCAATTTTATCAGGATATGGAAATCCAGTTGGAGAAGCAAATTCTCAATTAGGAAAATCAATTGCAGATAAGATTGATAATGATGTAATGGATGAGTTAAAGAAAGCTCAAAATACAATTACATTAAATACAGATATTTCTTATGATAATGTAGTTGATACATTAGATAGATTTAATGAAGAAGAAAACGTACCAAAAGTTATGTTTATTCATCCAAAACAAGTTACTCAATTAAGAAAAGACCCTGACTTTATTTCTAACGATAAATATAACAATAATGTTATTATGCGTGGAGAAATTGGTATGATTGCAAATACAAGAATTGTACCTACAAAGAAAGCAATTAATGACGCAGGAACATATTTCTTAAACCCAGTAGTTCAATTAAAAGCAGAAAGTCAAACTGGAGATGAAGAATTATCTGCAGTAACAATCTTTATGAAGAGAAGTGCTAATGTAGAAACAGAAAGACACACACTATCAAGAACAACTGATATTTCAGTAGATGAACATTATATTGTTGCTTTAACAGATGAAAGTAAAGTAGTATTAGCTAAATATTCAGTTGGAGATGTAAGTCTTTAATAAAAGGAGGCATTTATGGAATTTAGTGGACAATACCTAACTTACGAAGAATACAAGGTTTTAGGTGGCACTTTAGACCTAATGCCTTTTAATGTATCAGAATATGAAATAAGAAGAATGATTGATATAAGAACTCAAAATAGATTAAAAAATGTTACAATCCCAGAAGAAGTAAAGATGTGTGAAAACAGAATGATAAATAGTATAGAACCATATATAAACTCAATTAAGAGTATATCTGAAAATGGTAATGTTGCTAGTGTCGGTACTGATGGATATAGTGAGAGTTATATAACACCAACACAAATAAAAGACATTATACTTTCAAAGAAAACAGAAATGGAAGATATAATGAGAAATTATTTAGTGGGTGTAATAGTAAATGATGAACACATAATGTATCTAGGTGTATAAATGTTAGTTAATTCAAGTGTTACTATTTATCATAAAGGTTTTGATAATGAAACACGTTTAGAAAAATGGGAAAGATATAATTATGATAAGGTATGGTTTTTTAGTTCTAATATGTCAATAATAAACAAAGGATATACAGATAGTAATAGTGTTCAAGTAAGAATATCTTATGATATGAATGATGTTAATATAGAAAATTTTAGTGTTGGAGATATTATAGTTCAAGGAACACTTACAACAGACATTACTACTCAAGAAGATTTATCAAATTATCAAACATTTAATATAACAAATATTACAAATAATACATATGGTAAAAATAAACATATACATTTACAAGGTAAATAAGATATGGGATTTAAAATTCAATTTAAACCAATAAGTGTTATAAAAGCTCAATTAGGTATAGAACCTGATGGTCGAGTTCAGAAAGCATTTACACATACTTGCAGACTCCATATGGATAAATATGTTCCAATGAGAGATGGAGATTTAGCAATAAATAATGTTATAGAAAAAGGAAATAAAGTTATATACAATTCTCCATATGCACATTATATGTATATAGGTAAAGTTATGGGACCTAATATTCCAAAAAAAGACGCAAATGGAAATATTGTTGGTTACTTTTCTCCAAAAGGTAAACCAAAATATTATACTGGAAAAGATATTGTATATAATCCAGAGAAACATCCATTAGCTACATCATATTGGGATATAAAAATGTGGACTGCAGAAAAAGATGTGATAATAGCAGAAATGCAAGACTATATAAAAAAAGGGAGATAGTAAATGGATATAAATGATTTAAGAATATCAAAATTAAGAATGTATTTAATTGAAAATGTAATAAATGTAATATTAAAAAATGAAAATTATCAAATAAATACAAATATGTTAAGTAATGATATAAATAATTATTCATTAGATAAGATACCAACGGATCCGGAGACAGAGAGATGGGTAATAGGTATAAAGAAAATGAAAGATGTATATTCTTTAAGGAGTAGAATGGCTTATGGTTCAGAGGTAATAACAAATTTAAAATCTATGGGTTTCTTTGAACAATTTGAAAACACAATAAAATATAATAATGAAAATCATATACTACCAGATATAGATAATATAGAGAGTATTGAGTGTTTAAATCCAGGAACTATGAGTATGAATAGTGATGGGAAAACAGCAGAATTTGAAATTCAGATACAAATAATATATAGAAAAGACAAAGAAAAAATAATAGTAAGTTTATAAAAGAAAGGAGAAAAGTTATGATACCAGATACAATAGAAAAAATTGAAAGAAGCCAGTTTTTAACATTTTTAGATACAACACCTAATTCGAGTACAAGTACATTCGCTCTTTTAGGAATTGGCGTTGTGGATTATGGAATAGATTTTAACCCTTCTGTGGATACTGAAAAGTGGATATGCGAATTAAACAGCAGAACTGACCATACAGCTAATCAAAAACAAGGTAGTGTATCTCAAAAGATATATAAAAATGACCCTTGCTTTGAGTTTGTAGAAGCAGGAAGAGATAAACTAAACTATAAAACAAAGATTTTAGATATTGATACTTGGAATGGTACAAATGGTACATACCCAGCAAAATTAAGTGTAGGTAAAGTAGTAATTACAAAATATATGGGTTCCAATGCAGAAATGGAATATGATTTGTATTATGAGGGAGACACTATAGATGGGACTGCAACAATTTCAGATGAAGGTGTACCAACATTTAGTGCAAATACAAGTTTATAAAAACCTATAAAGGGTTAGGGGGAATACCCTTAACTCTTTTTTAATATTAGAGAGGAGAGTATAGAAATGACAGACAATTTCATACAATTAAAAGAAGATAATATATTAAGATTAAAAATAAAAACAAAAGATGGAAAAGATACAGGAAACACATTAGAATTTGATTTAGAAGATATAGAAATGCCATTAAAATATCAAGAAATGTTAGAACAAGATAAGAAAAATAAACAATGGTTAAAAAATCAATTTTTAATAATAGAAAAAAGACAAGACGCAAAAGGAAAAAAATTATTCAGTAGAAATGAAGAAGATAAGATAAAAGCTATTCAAGAATTTATAAAGAAAGAAGCAGAAAACTATAATAACTTTTTAGGAGAGAATGGAGTCCAAAAACTATTAAATGGTAGAAATCTAGGATGGATGACATTAAATGAAATAGATGAAATTATAGATAAACAAATTGCACCTTATTTTACAACTACAATGGATGATATAACAAAGAAAATAAAAGATAAGTATAAAGTAGAAAAAACCAATTCAGAGATACTAAAATGATGAATTATCCAAGGTATATAGAAATAAAAGATAAAAAGTACCCAATAAATACTGATTTTAGAGTTGCTATCGAGTGTAATAGAATAGCCACAGATGAAAGTATAGGACAACTAGAAAGTGCGTTAGCAGTCATTTATTTATTGTTTGGAGAAGAGGCATTAAATGATAGTGAAAATTATGAAGAACTAATGGAACTAGCAAAAAAATTTTTATTATGTGGAAAAGAAAAAGAAATAGAAGAAAGTAATGAAGAACCAGATATGGATTACATTGAAGATATGGATTATATTGAAGCAAGTTTTAGGTCAGATTATGGTATATCGTTAGCAAATGAAAAAATCCATTGGTGGGAATTTAATAAATTAATGAATGGTTTATCAAATAGTGAATTAGGTAATTGTTGCGTATTAAATAGAATAAGAAATATACGAAGCTTTGATACTAAAGATATAAAAGATAAAAAAGAATTAGATAAAATAAATAAATTAAAGGAAAAGTATAGATTAAAGAAGAATAAGAAGAAATTAACAAAAGAACAACAAGAAAGTGTTAATGAGTTATTTGAAAAATTAAAAATACGAAAGGAGTGATTTAATGGAAGCAGGTGCAATAACATTAGAATTTGATTTAGACACAAAAAGTTTTGAAGAACAAATAAAACAAACGGAAATAAAGTTAGAAAGATTAATGAACTCTTACCAAAAAGCATTGAACCCACCAAAAGGGATGAAAGTTTCAGAAGAAAAATTACAGAGTTTAAGAACACAAATTGAAGAGACAACAAACAAATTAAAAGATTTAAGAGAAAAACAAGTGCAATTAGACAATATTCCAAAATCAAATGAATTAGATGGATTTTTAAGTAACATTATGTCAAAAACTAAAAGTCTAATAACACAGACTGCAAAATGGGGACTCGCATTATTTGGAATAAGGAGTATCTATGGAATGTTATCAAGTTCTGCAAGTACGTTATCACAATATAATAAACAAATTGGTGTTGATATGCAGTATATCAGATATGCACTAGCAACGACATTACAACCTATAATAGAGTATTTGATTAAACTAGCATATAAATTACTATCTTTAATAAATAGTTTAGCTATGGCTTGGTTCGGAGTAAATATATTTGCAAGAGCAAGTGTAGATAGTTTTAATAAAGTTGGAGATAGTATAGGAGGAGCTAGTCAATCTGCAAAAGATTTAAAAAAACAACTTGCTGGATTTGATGAAATGAATGTATTACAAGATAACACATCCGGATCCGGTGGTGGAGGTGGAATTGGAGGTACAGACATCTCACCACAAATTGATTTAAGTAAAGTCGATAGTGGAATGGGTAAAGTTGCTGAAAAAGTAAAAAAATATGTAAAAGATATAAGTTCATTTTGGGAAAATGACTGGATGAATGCTTTTGGAGATATTGAAGGAAATTGGGAATTAATGTGGGATGGAATGGTTCTTTTTACAGAAGGTTTCTATACTACATTCAAAGGTATATTTAAACTAGTTGGTGGTGTTGTTGACTTCTTTGTTGCATTATTTAAAGGAGATATGGAAGGTGTTGATAAAGCATTTTCTGAAATGGGAGAAGGTATAGTCAATATTGCGTTAGGAATAGCCGAAATAATAGGAGGCATTTTACTAACTATTGGAGGATTAGTAGTTGGTTTGATATTAGATATAAAAGATTGGGTAGCTCAATTATGGGTAAATATATCAATAGGTGTATATAAATTTATAGATAGAGTCTTTGAAGCAAAAGATAAAGTTGTAGGTGTAGTAAATTCGTTAGTATCAAAAATTCAAAATTTTAGTGATAGTGTATCAGCAACATTTACTATTTTAAAAAACAAAATACAAAATAAAATTACTGAATTACAAAATTGGTTGACTAATCATTTTGGTTCTTTTGGTACAAAAGTAGGGAATGCACTAGGAGATGGGTTAAAGTACGCATTAAATATAGCTTTAGCTTGGATAGAAAAACAATTAAATAAACCAATCGACACTATAAATTCGTTGATAGGTACTATTAATAGATTAACTGGTGGTGGAGTAACAAGATTAACTAGAATTAATTTACCAAGATTAGCAAAAGGTGGAATTATAAGTATGCCGGGAAGAGGAGTTCCAGTAGGTAGTGCAATAGCTGGAGAAAATAAGAGAGAAGCCGTGTTACCATTACAAGATAGTCAAGTTTTAAGTGAAATTGGACAAGCAATAGGTAAATATGTCACAATCAATGCAACTATCGAAAATAGTATGAATGGAAGAGTCATAAGTAGAGAATTACAAAGAATAAATGCAGAAAATGATTTTGCATTTAACAGATAGGAGGTAATTTATGTTCATAGATATAGATAGTATTATGATAAATAATAAATCAATGGGACAATATTTAGTAGAAGCAAAATATAGTTATAATAAATTATGGGCGTCAGATAGTGGGAGAAATCTTGCTGGAGAACAAACAGGGACATTAGTGGGTATTTTTCCTAAAATAATATTAACATTTAGAAAATTAACTAAAGATGAACTACAAGAAATTACTCCTATTTTAGATAGTGCTAGTCAGTCTGTTAGATATTTTGACCCAACAAAAAATGATTATGTAACAATGGACACTTACACAGGAGATTATGAAATAGTAAACAGAAATATTATAAGTAATAGTATAAAAAATGAAGGATTTGAATGTTCATTTATTGCTATTAGAAAGAGGTCATAATGAAAAATGTAAGTAGTGAATATAAAAATAATATAAAAAAATTTGGTAAAGAAATAGACTGCAAAGTAAGTTATTATGAAAATAACACACTTGTAGAATTAGAAGCAAAAGATTTATTAAATGTATCATTACATTATGAGGGTGCATTAATGAAGTCAGTAATGGCTCAATTAGATATTGAAAGTACAAGTGATATACCTGTAGAAAAAACAATAGATGTTGAATTTGGAGTAAAAGTAGGTAATGAATATGAATATATAACATTAGGTACTTTTAAAGTAGTAAAATCAGAAAAACAAGAAGACAAAAATACATATAAATTAACTTGTTATGATTTTTTAGTAAATGCAATGAAAGATTATAAACAATTAAGCCATTATGTATTAACAGAAGATGAAGAATTTATAGATGATAAAAATTATTATATAATAGTAAATAATGAATATAGACTTTACACTGGAGAAAGAACTGGAAATCCAAGTAGCTTAAATTTATATGAATATGTTTATGTAACATTTCCTTTAACTATAAGAGAATATATTACTTATTTATGTTCAAATATTGGAATTGAGTTTCAAAATGTAAGTGATACTTTTCCTAACTATGATAAAGTAATGACAGAAGATATGTTTCTTTACAATGATGGTAGTTCATTAGGATATACATATAGAGATGTTTTAGACCAATTAGCAGAAGTGACTGCAAGTATTATTTGTATCAATAGTTTTGGTAAATTAGAATTAAGAAGAATTGATAATAAAAAAGAACAATTAACAAATAAAAGTCAATATAATAATACAGCTAATAATGTAAGTGGTATTTTTAATGATAGCAATGGAAGTATAAGAATATATGGAACTGCTGACACTAGTGGAAATGCTCAAATAACATTAACACAAGTCCCTATTTCAATAACTAGTGGAACAAAAGTTCAGTTTTCATCCGTAAAACCAATGCCAAGACAAATATACATTCACGCTCATCTAGTTGGTGGAGGTTATCAGAATATTGCTATTTCTAGTGGGTCAAGAAGCAGCCCTGTTGTGACACTAGAAGGAGATATAGATTATTATAATTTAAGATTTAGTACCGTTAAAAATACAAGCTATGATTTTACAACTTATTTGAGTTTAATTATTGTTGAAGATGAGCCGGTAGTAGAAGAAGCAGTAATAGATGAAAGTTCTTTAAAAAATATAAATGTAAAATTTGGAAAAAAATTTGGTCCAATTAATTCTATTGTTTTAAGTAGAGCAGGAGAAAGTGATAATGTTTATCGTGATGACCCAGAGAGTGTTCAAGAAAATGGTAGATGTGAAATAAAAATTATAGATAATCAAATAATGAGTAAAAATGATAGAGAAGATTATTTACCAGATATTTTAGAACAATTAGATGGTTTATATTATTATGTAAATGATTTTGAAAGTACAGGTATAACTTATTTAGAATTAGGAGACAGGTTTGATGTTTCTATAGATAATGAATTATATAGTTGTTTAATGTTGAATGATGAAATAAATATAACACAAGGATTAAGTGAAAATGTATTTACTGAATTACCGGAAGAAACAGAAACAGATTATACAAAGGCTGATAAAACTGATAGAAGAATTAATGAAACATATATAATTGTTGATAAACAAAATGGAGAAATAAGAAGCCGAATAAGTACATTAGATAAAAAATTGTATGGAGATGACGGGGAACAAGGAGATATAGATAAATTATATTCAGGAATAAAAGAAACAAGTGATAGCATAACCGTTGAAGTCGGAAGAGAAGTTTCAAAAATTATAGGGGATAGAGTTTATGAGAAAACAACAATAGTAAAAATAACTGAAGAGGGATTAAATGTATCTACAAGTGACTCACGAATTAATACTCAATTAGATAATGATAGTTTTGAAATAAAAGACCAAGGTGGAACAACACTTGCATTTATTGGTTATGATGTAAATGAGCAAACATCAAAAGCAGAGATGGACAATTTAACAATAAAAAAATATTTAACGGCAGGTAACCATAGAATAGAAAAATTTGAAAGAAATTATGAAGATAGAACAGGTTTCTTTTATATAGGAGGTTAATATGGCAACTTTAAAAACTGCATATTTTGGTGGTAGTAATGGTAGCCACTTTTACATAAGATTAGACTATAGTTTAACACAAAGCACTGCAAATAATTCATCTACAATAACTTATGAATTATGGTTGTGTTCAAAGGATGGATATAGTGGTTCAGGATCCGGTGGTGTAGATGGTTTTATCAACGGAGAATGGGTTGGAAAACCTACAAGTATTGGTGTTAATTCAAGTGTTAAAAT